CGTATGGACGGTACAATTACGTATTTTGCGTAAAGTTGACCAGGCAATCTTCATGAAGGCTTTCCCCAACCATAAACCCGTCTTGAATGAACTCTTCAAACACAATGCAGATAACTACGGAGTCCTCCCAAAGGGGACGACGTTCGACCAAGGGTCCGCACATGGATCTGGATGTTCCGCTACTAGCGTTAGCCAAACTCTTCGAGCTGCTTTCACAGCATATCTTGGCTTCAGAAATAAGTACAGGACCAAACCAAGCGCAACAAGCCACAGACTTGCCTTTGACGCCCTCGGAATCCATCTTGGTGATGATGGACTCGACGCTGACCTCCCAATCTCATGCCACCAGTGGGCAGCCAAACGGGTTGGACTTCTTCTTGAAGCATGCGTTGTACGCAGAGGGTTTCGAGGAGTCAACTTCTTGGCTCGCTTTTATTCACCTGAGGTCTGGCATGGTTGTCTTGACAGTATGTGCGATGTCAGGCGTCAACTCGGAAAGTTGCACACTACAACGCGCATGCCTGATAATGTCACGCCTGAGGCTAAATTGGTGGAGAAAGCTATGGGATACGTCGCAACCGACGCAAACACTCCTGTCATTGGAGACTTCTGCCGCAAAGCAGTTGAAACCTCGCCGATGGAGGCACGACGAACGGAGTTTGGCATCGCAAGTTGGTGGTCGCAATTCGACCCCACCGTACAGTTCCCCAACGTCAATGGTAATGGATGGATGGACGCAGAGTTTCTCTGCCAGTTTCCAGAATTTGACCTTGACACGTTTAGTGGCTGGATCAAATCGGTCCGAACCACTAGCGAACTGTTGTGTGCTCCCTTATGTGCTGAACCACGACCTCCGAAGCCGAGCGATACTGTCGTCATTGTTGACGGAGATGTTGTCGCTGAAGCAAGCCCTGTTGCTGTGCCGGAGCCCAAGCCCGACACACCCCCCCAAGACGAAGAGAAGAAACGCAGGACAACCAGAACCCGCAAACCAAAGAGCAAACCCTCGGAGCCAAGTCCGAGAAGACCACCCGCGACAAGCGATGGCAGGCCCAAGCGTCAGAGTGACGTACAGCCCGCCGGAGCCGACGCACCGGCAAACGGTGGTAAGAAAGGAGGTAACACCCGTAAAGTGTACCGACCCGCCCAACCAAAATCTACTGGTTGAAG